ATTAGCATCCGATAGGGTATCGCCATCAACAATCTTAAATATTCTATCGTTAAGCTCTAAACCACCCGTTCCAAGAATATCTTTCACTTTAACATACTCCCCAATCTGTAGGGTGTGATCCTTAACGTTTAAAATAACTCCAAGAGGATTATTTGTTACGTCTGTTATTTGAAGGCTGCTATCGTTATCAACTTTTGAGTTCAGGATTGAGACAAAACCTTCTTGATTTCCTGCTATGATATTGGGAAACTGAGATTGAAGTTTAGCCGTTACCCAGGAAGAGTTGGTTGCTTCCCAAGTTCCTCCAATGCTTGCCCATGTAATGTCATTGAATCTCTGGAACTCTCCAAAACATGTAAAGCAATCAGTGAAAACCGCCCATGTCTTGTTATGATAGTTAAAAACTAATGCTTTATCGGGAAACTTTGTTTCTGATGATGCGCTAGGGAATGTCCAATAGACGATTCTCTCAAAAAAGTCTCTTATCCCGTGTACTCGCTTGGGTCCATCACTAAGATCTGAAGAAGTGTCCTTTGTATTGTGCATATTGAAGACTTCATCAGGGATATTTTCATCTATCCGCTCAACTCCGTTTCCATCACAAGAGTTTATTGATTTATCTCCTACAAATAGAAGTCCTTTATCAAAGGCAACCATTGAAAAGGTAGACTCTGAACCTAGCTCGACATTGATTCTTTCCCACACAAAAGGGAGTATGTCATTACCTGAGTATCTTAGCGCCCAAGTGGAAGTTTCGAAGCCTACAACTAAAAGATCTCGGATAAACTGAGCTGAAACGATATGTTCGTTTGTCGGAGCGTCAACATAACCACCGCGTCCCTTTACATCAGAACGCCATTCATCAGGTGCAAGAGGAAGGACGCCAGCGGCTACAGAAGAGAAGGGAGCTCCGTTTTGAGACCATCGAGCACGGCTAGGGTATTGAACTGATGCGCCTAGAGTGTTTCCTTCATATGTATTTAGAGCTACCATCCGACCCTTGTAAGGGATGAGGATTTTTGCTTGTTGAAGTTTAGGATTTCCGGTTGAGTCTAGATCTGGAGCGAAGATATGCCAGCTTAGACTATCATAAACATAAATAGGATCTCTTGTACTTCCAAGATTGAAATTCGTAACCCAAAAATACTGCTCTTGGTTGGAAGTTCTCCAATAGTTAGTTCCAAAAAAGAAATCTCGATCTATTCCGTTCCATGTAACCGGAGTTGTTGAAGCGAGTTCTTGGAATTGTCCAGCCGTATTATTGAAGAAATAAGAATATCGAGTATCGAAGGCTATTGTTTGCTCTGCGTTGATATCGTTCTGCTCTCGGCTGGGTAAACCCATTACTGGAAGGTTTGGGTAATATCCGTAGTTAGAAACTACTGCGGCTGCCGGCGGTACGGGTGGCGTTAGGGATGGGGGTAATGTTGCATTATCAAAAGTGAAATTAACTTCACCTGTCGAATATAAAACAAAAGATCCGTCAACCTGTCCAGAGCCCCCTAACGGATATAGTGTAAAATCTGTTGAATCAATATTAACGGTGATTGAAGTTGCTGTAATACCTGTAATTGTTCCAACCGTGTCATTAATCTCTATCATTCCAATTACATTTTGTATTAAAACTTTATTCCCAACAAGAAATTGGTGAGCGCCAATTGTTATTTCTGCCGAAGCGGCCTGTGTAATTCCTGTAATTGTCTGAACTGCGTAAAGATCCCACTGAGTACCTATAGTTCTTGTAAAATGACCGGTTCCATTGTCTGAAAACTCTACTAAATCGACACCATCATCTAGTAAAATTGATAAAGAATTCTTTACAACTGACGATTGAGGCTCCGCAACTCTTACTAAAGCCATCAAATCAGCAATATTGTAATCGTTCGTCCCATCGGCTGCGGTTTGAGACTGATTAGTAATATTTCTCTGCAATCTTCCTAGGAGACTATAGCCCTTACGCCTTCTTAACCTACCTCGCCACTGCCATATATTGGTAAGTTCTTGGTAAGCATCATCAGAAAGGACAAAGGCGTCTCTATCCTTAACAAGTCCGCTTTCCGCGTAGGTGATGGCCGTAGGGGTATATCTTCCCATTATTGAATCCTCCAGCAAATAGCGCATCCGCGGATTAGACCAGTAATTAAGGTATTATTTTGGTTTTTAAAGTCAAAAATAATTCTAGTTGTATCGACTGAAGCCCCGTATGTAGCGTTATTTTGAACCTGAGCAATCACCGGATTGTTTGAATTATCAAATCCGCTTACATGCCAAAAATAGTTAGAATCAACAAGCTGGGCTTGTGCTGCTGCTGTCAGGGTTAACGTATATCTTCCGGCGGGTGCAACAACTAACGGGTCAACGGCTCCGATTGAGGCTCCTTGATGAGCACCTGTAATGCTAAAGTTAACAGCAACAAAAGGAACAAGACCGATAAATAAATTACCATCTTTGGTCATCTGAAAAGCGGCACCTTTTGAGGACTCCGGCTTTAGATAAATCTCTGTGTCCCCTGAAACATCATCTTTTGAGTACATGATATATTCATCTGATTGAGCTGAAGGATCAGCCGCTTGCTTAACAAGAGTACAAAACTTGTGTTTCCCCTTATCGGCTCCCGGGTCGTCAAACGCGACGTGATTGACTCCAAATTGAGTATTAAGCTCGCTAAAGTTTTCTAATAGATCACCTTGACTTACTGAGATTAAATCGGCCGGCTGAGGTATGTTTCTGTTATAAGTCATTTTATTCCTTATTGCGCTACGGTATAGGCTTGAAATAGCATTCTTAAGCCGACATTTTGAGGTGGATATTGATTAGGTAAACCATTAGGCGGAACTATAGCATTCATAAATCTAAAAGAAGCGTTTGTAATTGTGCTTCCATATACTGCGCCTTTTGCTGGTTGGGCATTTCCTGCGGCTAATCTCAATCCTACAAAATTAAAAGCATTAAAACTTTGAGTAATCCAAATATAATTATCTGTTTCTAAAGCATTTGCAAAATTTATATTCCAAATTGATTGGAATTGAGAATCTTTCGTTATACTTAGGATGTTGAACGAGCAATCAATAAGGATCGGATTTCCCTCGTCGTCCAAGCCTTCCTTTTGGATAACTTTTCCTTGGAAGTCAAATAGAGCGTACGCCCGTAACACGAGGCCTCCAACACTAAGAGCCCCGTTAGAGGTGAGTTGATTACCCGTAGCGTCAAGGTTGCGTCCGTAGAATAATTCTGACTGGGAGTTTTGCTTTGCTGAGTAAAGAACTGCCTCGTTTGCTGCAAAAGTTGGGATTGGGTTCTGGTCAATAAGAGAGGTTTTTTTATGCTTTCCACGTTTTTCTTCATCCGGGTTATTTAAAGGAACATGATCACCAACGTTCTGATCTTCTTCTTGAGATCTTCCCCAGATGTCAAAGGTATCTTGAAAATTGCTTTGCATCTGCCTCTGGCTTTTGCTTATAAAATCATTAGGCTGTGGGATATTATCTCGATAGACCATTAAAACCCCCAAAACCTCCGGTTACACCCGAATAGATTGTTGCTGTTCTCTCTTCAGCCATCTGGGTAGCGGTTCGATAAAGGACTAGCGCCTCTTGCTCCTTGAAGAACGGAATTAGGTTCTGAATGCTTTCCATATCTTGTCTATCCTGAAGGATCTTAATAGCTGCTCCAAAGGCGATATACTGCCACCATTGCTGGACTTCTGGACCTGCTGCGCTGTCTAGTAGCTGAATAGGCTTTCGATAGACGTTAAAAGTAACTCGGTATACCCCATCCGGAACCGGTCTCATGGTGATTTGATCTTTAAAGAACATTATCCCATTAGGTCGGCTTGCTTGATAGTTTGATACTTTTGCTTTTATCGATTGGGAAGCGTCAATGGTATTAGTCCAAGTGATCGAAACGGCTCCGGTCACATAGTTGATCGTTCCGGAAAGAGTCGAGGTTGCTGGACTCGTATTATCAAGAAAAGTTCCAGTCGAGTTGCTTAAAGTGTCAGGTACATCGTGACAAGACTGAGTGTTCCCCGTGGAATCAATCACCGAAAGCGTTACCTGTCTCTTTAGAAAGGGAACTTGGCTAATCGTGAAAGTATAGGGGCCTGCTGACCCATCACCTGAAGAACCCGTGTACTCTGTTATAAGCTTGGGATAAATCCTAAAAAACTCATCTCTAGACTGTGTATATGTGGCTTGATATCCATCAACATAGACTGGCTGACTAATCGAGAAATTCTCGGTTGTATCAAAGCTGTATTGATCTTCATTAGCTACAGTATAAATATCAAGAGTATCGTTTAGGTTCCAAATCTTCAGATGAGAAGGGAAGTCCTGATCCATGAAGGTATTAATATACTCTTCAAGATCAGCATTAGTGAGCTGATTAATCGACGGGCTAGCCGAAAGCCTCCTCACCTTCTTTTTTATCTGTGCGAGTGTACTTGTGCTCATGACTACCCCGTAATTATTTCAAATATGATTTTAGCGTTATTTCAAATATTTGTCATTGTGTTTGATTGCTAAATTCAACCAAAAATAGTTATATCATTCAACTCGTTTCCTGTGATTGGCACAATATGCGCTTGAGTAAATGAAGGCGGTTCAGTAGGCGCAACAAAGGCACTTTGTGAACTCGTATTCAAATTACTCGTGAAAGTTGTTGTTGAAGGTACCGTTTTAATCTTAGCAATTTCATAATCAACTTTCATTCCGTAATTATCTGGAATAATTATCCTAACAAGCTGATCAACCTCATAACCATGTGCTTCAGTCGTGGTTATTTCTGATTGATCAGCAAGGGTAACGGCTGAAATTAAACGTCTTCTAGGTTGGAAATTTGATAAAATAACGTTAGACACTGGCAAATTCCGTGCTTTCGAAGTTCATTCTTGAGATCATTTTGTCTTTATTCACAGTTGGGTTTCCCTGAGCATCTAAGATGTTTGAGTGCTGGGCATAGCTGCAATTCTTATTAAGATGGCGGGCTACTGCTAAAGGAATCTCATAGATCTCACCGTCCATCATCTTGTATTCCTTAGTCTTATCCCATTTGAACTTTCTAAAAAAGAAGTGAACGCTTCCACCGATTGGCTCTCGGCATCGGAAGATTCCTTTGACCATCTTGCTTTCTTCTTTCCAAAGAGCATAGATCTTGTCATCTTCTTGAGCATCGCAAGTATAAGAGTTCTTCTTGGCTTTTTCAGCTTTCCAGGCCTTAAAATCGGCAATATCTTCATCGGTGATTTTATGCTCTTCCTTGGACTCTTCCTTTATCTCAAAAGCGACTACTGGCTTCTTCTCTTCGATCTTAACATCTTCTTTCTTGTCTGAATCTTTTCTCATAATATCTCTTTAATTATTAATAACAAAAAGGGGACCGAAGTCCCCATCAAAGCTTACTCGGCTAGTGTGTAACCACTTGCAAGAGCTTCCCAATAGATAACATCAGCCGAACTACCTGCAGGGCCATCAGCACCCGCACCTAGTTCCATTACAATTTGAGCTGTGTTTTCAATTGCTCCCGAAAGAACACTCGCCGCATCCCCTACAGGCACGATATGAGCTGGAGTTACCCCCAAAGCCGCAACCGCACTTGTTGGGAAAGCAAAAGCTGTAAACGCTGAAGAATCAATGTTAAGAGTAACAGTGTTATTCGCAGTGCTTACCGCTGTGATCTCTCCAAGAAGCCCGTCCATTTCTACCATTCCGAAGTCGGAAGATACTTTTAGACGGATCTTTTCCCCTACAGACATTCCGTGAGTTACCGCAAGAGTCACAACCGCGCTAGCCGCTGCTGTAATTCCTGTGATTCGGTTACCTGCTGGAGCATAAAGAGGATTGTTAGGAACTTTACGAGCTGTAACCGCAGTTGCAGCCGCTCCAAACCCTGAAGCATCCAAATACAACTCGAATGTATTTGCAGCTACACTGCTAACGGTAAAGTCATAACCAGCCACTTCAAGCATTCCAGTGGATCCGTAAAGGCGAACACGATCACCATTACTGTATCCATGACCTGTAAGTGTCACCTCTGCAGGGTTAGCCGCAGTGATCGCACCACCTGTGCTTTGAGCAGCTCCCAACACTTGGCTTGATTGATCAACACGAGTGAAACCACCTGTGGTAATAACTTCAAGATCCAAAGCGTTAGCCGCATTTTGCTTAGTAAGCATGAAGCCCTCGCCAGCCGCAAGGCCACGCTGCCATTCAAACTTACATCCACGCCCAGTTGCCTGAGTTGTCGCGGACTGTGTGTAGTTCCAAACGCGGAATACATCAAAATCAGAGCGAAGAGCAATGTTCTTTGCTACTCCAGCACTTGTGAATGAGCCAGAGGCGATTAGTTGTTCAGTCATAATAGTCCTCCTTACACTGCAAGTGTTGTTCTAAGATTAATGATCCAAGCATCATTTGTAATGCGAGGTACTTCAGCAAATTTGTAACCAACGGACGCGTTCAGAGCTAGAGGACCATCATAAATTGGTGGTCGGTAGATAAACTGAGCGGAATAACCATCCTGCTCAATACACGCGTATGCTTCCATCGCAGCCACGAAACAGTTGTAAACGTCTGCTCCGTTTAGAGATGCATTAGCGGTCACTGAGCCTTGTGAGCTCAATAGCCATCTAGTATTGGAGATAGAACACCACTCTGGGCGCAATACCTGATCTTGGTTAGGATACTGAGACTTCGCAATGAAGCCAGTAACGTTCTCAAGATCTCCAATCAACTGTGTCGAAGCCATTACAAAAAAGGCATCGCGCACTGGCGCTGAACCAAATTTGTCTTCGCCTTCGATACTATCCGAGATAGTCTTTCCATCAGCACTAGCAAGAGTCTTAATGACCTCGTCAATGTCTGAGCGGGAAAGCTCGGTAGGGTTGTCTCCGTTCGTTCCGCCAACACAATTCAAGAAAGAAGCTGTGGCCGCAAGCATGTCGCGGGTAAGTTCGTCCTCAGTCTGCCTTAAGCTAACTCCTAGACGCTTAGTAGCTTCGTTCAAAACCGGGTCCTGGCTCTGCAAAGTTACTTGCTCGTTCAACTGAACATAAGTTCCGTAGAAAGAGATATCAGCGTCAATATCAACAGCAGTTAGCAGTTGTGCTGGAGGATAAATTCCAGAGTTTCCTAGTGGTACTGTAGCAGTAGCAAGAGGATTGTATCTTCGCATGCGAAGAGTGCGTCCACCGTTTTGCGGCATGCTCTTAAGCATAGCCGGAATCTTGTGGATGTTGTAAGGAACCGGGACCGAAAGCAATTTGTAACTAAAAGACTGCTGAACTGGAGCCGGTAAGACTGATGATGTTGTAATCGCCATGTCATTTACCCCTAATTAAGGTAAATTAAATGAAAAATATGTATTCGAGAAGAATCATATTGTTGCGAACTGACGAGGTTTAATTACGTCAATGAGGTTGCGAGTCTCTA